TTCCATCCTTGCGTTCATTGCCGCCGCCTCCCTTCATTGAAAAATCATGCGCCCATCTTGAGCAGCTGAATGCCTTCGGCAAGGATTACCTTCCCATCCACGCGCTCGGTGGCAATGAAGCCGACCTGTCCGTTCCCGGCGTACAGTTCATTGAGCCTTTGCACCGTGCGCCCCATACGGTCGGCAATCCAGTAGTTGGTGAAATCACCGAATGCAATGGGTAGTGCCGCCGCTTTCACGGCAGGCACATAGGGACTGGTATAAAGTGGATGCCCCAGCAAACGGTCGGGCTGACCTGCCTGAACGGAGGGCTGCCACAGGTACGCGCCGTTGTTGTCCTTCAGCTTGCGTAGCGCGGATACGGTAATGTCCTTCATCAGGAAAGAAGCGTTCCTGCGGTACGGGGATTTCAGCGCATAGATGAGGTCGATGAGGTTGTCAACGGTAATGGCCGTAGCGGACCCGCCCGTTACGCCGACCACGCCGCCGCTGGCAGTGAAGATGCCCGTGGGCTGGCCTGTGCCGGTGCCGACGCAGAAGGCTTCCTCCTCGGCGATACCAAAGGCTCTGGAGAATTCCGCTGCGATGTAGCTTTCCAGATCGAACATGGAGTCCTGCAAAAGTTCAATCGAAACCTTGGCGAGATCGGTCAGCTTGAAGGCGTCGATGGTCTTTTGCGCGAACGTCGGATTGCTCTCAGTGTAAGCGGCGTTCTCGGCCGTCCACTGAGCGGTGGAGTGCGTCGCCGCAACGGGAATCTTCCGTTCTGCGGATGTAGTGATGGTCTTGGCAAGGGTACGGATGATGTTGCTCTCTTCCAAGCCCTGCACAATCTGGCGCTCAAATTCGACTGGCACGAGGTAGCCGCCGTCCACGTCCGGGGTAGTGGAAAGCACATTGTGAAGCGGAACCTTGCCGCGCAGGATGTTGGCAAAGTCCGCTTTGTACTCATCGGTTGCCCTGCCGGTCTTGGGCTTTTCCTGTGTGGGCTTGCCCAGAATGGGTTCGGATGTCGCTTTGCCCATTTCGAGGTCGAATGCCGACTGGCGTTCCAGACGTTCGATTTCCTTGCCAAGAGAAACCATATCCGCTTCCATCTTGTCATACTCAGCGGCGGCTTCGAGCGGCACAATACCGTCCGCGCCGCGCTTCTGGTCGAGGAATTCTTTGGCGGTGTTCCAGATTTTGTTGCGCTTCTCGCGCAGTTCGAGAATCGTATTCATAGCATTTTCCTCCATTATATTTAGTGGATAATTAAATGGAGCCGCTGTGTGAGCGACTCCACGGGGATGCCTTTCGGTGCAGGTTCGGGTTTTTGCGATATGGCATCAGGCTGTTGCAAGGATTGCGGGAGTTTGTTCGGCTCCAAAACTCCGTCACAGAAACCGAGGGCGATTGCCGTGTGGACACTCATTGGCTTTTCTTCGTCCATGAGATGCGAGAGTTTCGTGCGGGACAGCCCTGTCTTGATTTCATAGGCGTTGATGATGGATTCCTTAACCTCGTCCAACAGAACGCCCGCCTTTGCCATATCAGACTTGTCACCGACCGCCACTGTCCAAGGGTTATGAATGAGCATCATTGCTGTTGGCGACATGAGGACTTTCGTTCCCGCCATTGCGATGACGGAAGCTGCCGAAGCCGCCATGCCGAAAATCTTCACCGTGACATCACTCTCGTAATCCATGAGCATGGTGTAGATTTGACTTGCTGCGATGCAGTCACCACCGTTGCTGTTCACCCATAAAGTAATGCTCCCTTTGCCGCTGAACAATTCGCTACGGAAAGCGGCGGGGGTGCATTCGTCACCGAACCACACACTGTCGGCGATGTCACCCTCGATGTACAATTCTCGCTCACCTGTAGCCGTGTCACGGGCAAAATTGTAGAATCGTTTCTTTTTCAAGATGTGTCCTCCTTTGAATTGATGTTTTTTTGATACGCAGCACCCACATTAGCGAGCTTGACCATGTTCCCGTTCACGAAGTGTAGGTTCCCGCCTTCGCTGTCCAGCAGCAGGTTCAAATCTTCCAGCCCGCGCACATCATTGACCGAGTAGAAGCCGTTTTGTATGCCCACCGAATAGCCCTGCATCCGGCTCTGGTAATCGCCGCGCAAAAGGCCGTCCAGGTTGAACCGTATGAATACCGTTGCTTTTTCGCCGGGCAATACGAGAGCTTGCTGCAGCGTCTGTTCCCAGCGGATAACCCAGGGGTCAAGGGTGTATTTTACAAATTCCAGGGACTGCTGTTCGATGTTGGAAAAGCTGCTCTTTTCCAGATCGCCGACCATATGCGGCGGTACACGAAAGATGCGGGCGATTTCATTGATTTGGAATTTGCGGGTTTCTAAGAACTGCGCTTGCTCAGGTGGTATGCTCATCTGGTGGAACTTGAGCCCTTCCTCCAGCACAGCGACCTTATGCGCGTTCGCGCCCCCGAACTGCGACTGCCAGCTTTCCCGGAGCCTGTCCGCCTGTTCGGGCTTAATGATGCCGGGGTGTTCCAGTACACCACCGGGGTTCGCGCCATTGGCGAAAAAGGCTGCGCCGTAGTCCTCGGTGGCGAGTGCCAACCCGACGGCATTCTTGGCCATGGCGATGGGGCTATAGCCGATTAGGCCGTCAAAGCCCAGACCGGGGATGTGCAGGATATTCTCCCGTCGCAGCTTCACCTGTCCCCTTTCGCTTTGGTAGGTATAGAGGAGTTCGCCGCTCGGACTGCGTCCGACTGCCATTCTGTCCGGGAGCAGCGGGTAGAGCGCGATGGGATAGCCCCTGCCATCCCGGATGATCTGTGCGTATGCGTTTCCCCACAGGAGCAGATGTGCCATGAGGGTTTCCCGGAACACAAACGAGGTCATTTCAGTGTTCGGTTCATCATGGAGAAGGCGTTGGAGCGGATGATTCGCGGCACGTTCCTTGCTGTCTCCATTTTGCCTATAGACATGGAGCGGAAGCCCTGCGACCGATTCGGACAGAATGCGCACACAGGCATAAACCGCTGAGGTTTGCATCGCTGTACGTTCATTTACCGCTCTGCCGCTTGTGGTGCCGCCGAAAAGGAAATGCCAGCCTCCACCGGGACTTCCGCTCACGCTACGGTTCTTAGGCTTATCCCGTGAATGGAACAACGCTTTGATTGGGTTCATATAAACAGCAGCCCCCTTTCGCTGTACACGCTATCTGAAACCCCGCTGCCGAGGGTGGCTCTGGCGAGCCCCATGATGAGCGCCACCGCGCCGTCTATCTTTTCCGTGGATTTCTTTTTGTTGGGTTTGATATTACCCGCCGCGTCCTGATCCACAATTACATTGCTCATGTTCCAGTCGAGAACAGGATGCTTGCCGTGCCTGATTTTGCTCTCCATAACAAACTGATAGAAGTCTTTGGATGGCGGCGACATGCTGATAAAGCCCTGGCCGAATGGGAAAACCACAAAGCCGTGTTCCGCACCCAGTTCTTCCAGATCGCGTCGTATCTTTTCCGCGCCGTAGCGGTCATATGCGATTTCACGGATACGGAATCGTTCCGACAGTTTGGCGATGAAGGCAACAATGTAGTCATAATCCACCACGTTGCCTTCGGTGGTGTTGAACACACCCATCTTTTTCCATACGGCATACGGAACATGATCGCGTCGGGTTCGCAGATCGATGACCTCTTCCGGGAGCCAATAGAAGGGAAGTACTGTATACTTCATATCATTGCCCAGCGGCGGGAAAACCAGCACCAGCGCGGTCAGGTCACCTGTGGAAGAAAGGTCAAGGCCGCAATAGCAGTCGCGTCCTTCAAAGTCCTCTTCAGAAAAAGCTTCATTACACGCATCCCATTTATCCATGGGCATCCAGCGGATATCCGCATTGCACCATTCGTTCAGACGGAACTGACGGAAGTGCATTTCCTCAGCCGGGTTTTGCTTCGCTTGCTCAAAAGCGGCCTGTACCGTATCGAATGGAATGGTGACGCCAATGGAGGGATTGACCCGCTGCCAGACGGATTCATCCTCCCAATCGTCGCCATCCTCAATGCCGAAAACGGTGGGATAGAAAGAGGGATCGATTTTACTGCCATCCAGCACCGCTTTCGCTTTACAGTGAATTTCATAGCATATCGATGTTTTATCTCTGCCCGCTGTCGTAATGAGGAAGTACAACGGTTGCCGCCTCGCATCGCCTGTGTACTTGGTCATGGTATCGAAAAGCTCACGTGTCTGCTGGGCGAAAAGCTCATCGAAGATGAGACCTGATACATTGAAGCCCTGCTTGGACTTGGTTTCGGAGGACAGTACCCGGTAGAAGCTGTTGGTATGCGGGAATACAATCCGCTTTGTAGATGGGATGAGCTTGGATATCCTGTTCAGGTCGCCGCATTGCTCGACCATGGCTCGTGCTGTATTAAAAACAATACTGGCCTGATTGATATCGGCGGCGCAGGAATAAACCTCTGCACCCGCCTCGCCATCCGCGAACAATAGGTACAGCGCAAT